AACATCGAAGTGGCTGACGCCCACTGCTACTACGCCGACGGGCTGCTCGTGAGTAACTGCGAATCCGGGGAGTATCTCGTCATCGGCGGCGGTGAGGGCCGCGGTGTCACCATGCCGGGCTCAAAGCCGCCGCAGCCGACACAGACGCGGCGACCCTATTCGCCGTTCAAGCAGACCGGCGGGGTGCGGTGGTGATCGGCGTTGTGCGGCTTGTGCCGATCGAGCCGGAGCCCGCGCCGCGGCTATGGCTGATCTTCTTCGGCGAGGCGCACGGGCGGCCGTGGTGGTCGCGTTTCTTCCGGCCTGGCTACCGGCACGTCTGCGCGGCGGCATGGTTCGACCAGACCTCGCGCTGGGTGTTCATCGACCCGACCTTGCGCGGCATCCAGATAGAGATCGAGACGGACGAGGCTTTTGCGGGGCGATGGTGGCAGCTATGGCGCGACTCGACGGTGATCCTGCGGATGAGGTCGGCGCATGACTGCGGGCGGCTGCCTCCGATGTTCTGGTGCGTCGGTGCGGTGAAGTCGCTGCTAGGCATCCGGTCAGCGGCGCTCACTCCAATGGGCCTTTACCGCGACTTGTTGAATCTCGGTGCCGAGATAGTCAGCCGCCCGTGCGTTGTTCCTGACACTAAAAATGATGCTGTTTGTGCGCATGAAATTAATATCGCGCAGAACGGCGATGGCTCTCGGGTTAAAGAGGTACTTTACCGGGGTGCCCTGCAATAACGGCCACGTCTGCGAAAGACAGGTATCGGCCTATAACTGTGTTCAATGCCAACGAAACCGCGCGACCGGGTGGCGGAAGAAAAACCGAGACATAGAAAACAGTCGCAGAAAATCTTGGCGAACTAAAAACATCAAAACAGACCAAGCGATGAAATCTCGGTGGAAGCGACAAAACCCCGATAACCTAAGGCAATATAATCATAGTAGGCGAGCCAAAATAAGGTCTGGCGGCGGCACATTTTCGGTCGCTGAGATACGGGAAATTGCAAAGCAGCAAGGCAATAGGTGCGCTTGGTGCCGCAAAAGTTTTCAGCGCATAAGAAGGCATCTGGACCACATCGTCCCATTATCAAAGGATGGGACAAACGACAGGCGAAACCTTCAGTGGCTTTGTCAGCCCTGCAATCTACGCAAAGCTGCGAAGCACCCTATCGAATTTGCAAGGGAATGCGGGAGGCTGCTTTAGCGCGTGCGTTGTGGCACAGCGCGCTTTTCCGCGACCTTCTGGCCCACGGCGCCGAAATCGTTGAGCGCCTGAAAGAGGCCGAGATTGGCAAGTCTGTTCGGAACCCCGCGAGTAGCTGCGCCGCCGCAGGAGGACCCGTCCGTTAAAGCGGCGCGGGACGCCGAAGCGGCGCGCGCGGCGGCGGACAAAACGAAGGCGACGCAACAGCAACTCGGCCTGGAAACGCAACAGCGCAACACCGGGTTTGGGGTGAGGTCGCTGCTTGGCGTGCTCGGCAGCGGCAGTGGCCGTGGCGGGCTTTCGTCGCTTCTCGGGAGCGGGTAATGGCGGTCAAACCGAAGGCCGCGCCGCCGTCCGAGCAGGACCAGAACGATCCGCTGCTCAAGGCCATGAACCGGCTCTTGGAGCGCGCGCGCCTTGATCGCGCCCGCCATCAGTCGCGCATCGCCGATTGCTACAAATACGCGATGCCGTGGCGGCACAAGTTCTATCAGACGCAGGCCAGCGGCTCGGCCGTCGACCTCGACGAGATTTTTGACGAGACGATCGCCACGGTGATCGAGGATTTTTCCGCCGACATGAACGTCACGTTCACGCCGCGCAAGAACAACTGGCTGGATGAGACGCCGCTTGAAACGCTCGGCGGCGCGCAAAAGGCCGAACTCGCCAAGCCGCTGGCCGCGCGCAAGACGTTCGTGTTCGCCGAGATGGGCCGGTCCAATCTCTATCAGGCCTTGCAAGAGGCCTACATGGACCTCGGCCCCGGCACGATGGCGATGATGATCACCGACATCGATCCGGCCAAGCCGCTGCATTGCGAGGCCATTCCGGTCACGGAGTTGCTGATCACGCGCGGGCCTTATGGCTATGTCGACGGTGTGTTCCGCGAAAAGGCCTATCGCCGCGAAGAAATCAAGGTGCTTTGGCCGGATGCTGACCTCGGTAAGCTTGGACCCGAGCCGGTCAACGACGAGCAGGATTACGCCGTCTCGGACGGCTGCTGGCGCGACTGGTCCGACAAAGGCAACGAAACCTACAAGTACGCAGTCCAGTGCCAGGGCAAAATTCTGTACCGCAAGGAATGGAAAGGGCCGGGTTCGTGCCCGTTCATCGTGGCGCGGTGGTCGCGCGACTCGACGACGGCGTGGGGCGTCGGGCCGACCTACCGCGTGCTGCCGGCGATCAAGTCGCGCAACCACGTCCGCTATCTCAGCCTGAAAAACTACGACAAGCACGTCGACCCGATCACGTCCTACGAGGACGACGGCGTGATCAATCTCGACCACGGCGTCGAGCCCGGCAAGTGGGTGCCGCGGCTGCCGGGATCGCGAGCACCCGAAACCATCGAGAGCAAGGCGCGTTTCGACGTGCAGGTGTTCGAGATGGACCAGTTGGAGCGCGTGATCCGCCGCGCGCACTACCAGGACCGGCCCGAACAGCAAGGAAAGACGCCGCCGACCGCGACGCAGTGGGCGGACGAGGCGGCGGAACGCGCGCGCCGCATGGGCACGCCGGCCACCAATCTTGTCGAGGAATGGCAGTACGGCATCTATCGGCGTTTCGTGTACCTGCTCGACCAGCGCGGCGTGTTGCCGAAGGTCACGATGGACGGCCGCGCCGTGCAGTTGCAGCCGATCTCGCCGCTGTTGCGCGCGCAGGAACAGGAAGAGGTCGTGCGTAACGACCGCTGGGCCGAGTTGATCATTTCGCGCTTCGGCCCGCAGTTCGGCGCCGTCATCATCGACATGTTCAAGTATTCGGACGAACAGCGCCGGTTGCTTGGCGTCGACGAGAAATTGCAGCGCAAGGAAGAGGACATCGCGAAGGCGATCCAGCAACTCATGCCGGTGCTACAAAACTTCTCCGGTGCTGGCGTCGGGGGGCAGGTTGCCCCGCCGTCTCTCGGCGCCATCACGTCCGGGGTGCCGCAATGAGCGCGCCGAACTGGGGCGAGTTCGAGAACCGGAGCCCCGCGCGCGAGCCGGCCGAAGCCGGGCGGGACGAGAAGATCGCGGAGACAGCCTTGCGCGCCGTGTCGAACCCGGACGGCCGCGCGCTCATGGATTATCTGCGTTCCATCACCATTGAGCGCCATTACGCGCCGGGATCGCCGGACGCGCTGCTGCGCGAACTGGAAGGCCAGCGCCGGCTCGTCCATCACGTCGAGCAATTGGCCGAAGCGGGCCGCAAAGCCATCGCTGAGAGCGGCAGAAACCCGCCGCGATAGCGAGCGTGCGTTGCCCGTAATTTTTGATCCGGCGCACTTTCGCGCCCATGAACGAACCGGCCCCTGCTGTAACTCAAGCCCAAGCGCCAGCCCCTTCGCCGGCCGCGACTTCGCTTATTCCGCCGGTAGCCGATGCGGCCCCCGCCGCTGGCGCGCGACCTGAATGGTTGCCCGAAGCGCACTGGGACCCGACCGCCAGCACGATCAAGCCGGAGTTCGGCCAGCACTACGCCGAGGTTTCGACGTTCTACCAGACCGAAACCGAGAAGCGCGCCGCGCTCGCCGCGCGCAAGCCCGAGGACATCAAGATCGAGATCAAGCTGCCCGAGACTGTGAAGGTCCCGGACGGCATGGAGATCAAGATCGACGAGAGCGACCCGCGCGTTCCGATCATCCGCGAGATGGCGATCAAGAACGGCTGGGACCAGGACCAGATCAACGAACTCGTCGCGCTTGATGCGCAGCAGAAGATCGCCGCACACGCGGCGGAACAGGCGCGTGTTGCCGCCGAAACCGCGAAGCTTGGCGACAACGCCAAAGACCGCATCGCCGCCGCGACCAATTGGGCCAAGGGCCTGCGCGACAAGGGCGATCT